GGCGCGGCGTTCGTGCCGGTCGATTCTTCCAGTCGCTCCAGCTCCGTATCGAGGTCGGTCTCCATCACGTCGGAGACGTATGCCGGATTCAGGAAGGAATTGAAGAACCGTTCGACGACGTTGCCCTTGTCCTGCGTCCGGCCGTACTCGTCCACAAATTCCGCCTGCCGGTCGTCGAAAACGAGCGACAGCGGCGTTTTGCGGAGCATCTTCCATACGCTCTTGGTAAGCTTTTTCGTAAAGCCGTTGTTGAGATCGCCAGTGTAGGTATAGGTGCTCTCGTCGCTGATGGTCTGCGTTGTCTGGCTGAGCAGCGTCGGGATGCCCTGCGACAGATAGTTCAGGAACGGGTTAAGGAAAACCCATCCGAGGCCCAGAACATCGTTGCTGTCGTCGGCATACCGGAAAGAATCCAGCAGGTCAGAGACGCCGGAAAGCATCGACATCTCGAACATAGGCTGGAACATTGCCCCTGCCGACGTCGCGATTGCGTCGAGAGTAGCGAAACCGTCTGCCGCAAGGTCGTTCGTCATCGCGCCCATCATAAGCGGGACGATAGCCGGGGACAGCCAGTCCAGCGTGATATTCTTGTTGCCGATCGTGACGGAATAGGCCTGAATGCCCTTGCGCTCATCGTCATCATCCACGGCCCCGTGGATGATCCCCATGCGGGACAAAAACACTCCAGCCACAAACAGAGCCGAGCCAACAACGCCCTGCGAGAAAGACTCGATAATTTGCGTTTTGGACACGCTCAGCGGTTTATCCGCCCGCTTATCCAGCGCGTACCGCAAAAGTTGAATGCTGCCCTGCACGAGGCCGAGCGGGCTGTATTCCACGGAACGCACCGCCACATTGGCGGGAGTGCTGCGGAACGGGAGAACGCCCTGCAGCCATACGTTGGCAATCTTGCTCTTGCGTTGGAGCTTCTTCATAATTTTCGAGAAGGCATTGAGATCGCGGAACGTCGCCTTCTGCGCCTGATTCACGGCGTAGCTCTGCAGCTCGTTCACGGCGTCCTGCGGGATGCCGCCCTTGCGGGCGAAATCCTCCGCAGTGTAGCCTCTGGCAAGTGCGGCCTGCACGAACGAATTGACGTAATGATGCCGCAGAAAACCGGCGTCACCGAATGGGGCATCATTCATCGCCCATTCCGTGACCGCCTGCCACTGCTTGAACCCCGGCGCGGTGAATGTGCCGTTCTGCTCCCGGATCATCTGCCGCAGGGAATTCTCCAGATTCTGCGAGTATTTCCCCTCGCCGCGAAGCGCATCCTGAACATCGTCTGTGTAGTAGTTCTTCGAAATAAACTCCGCCAGCGCGCGGCCCTTCTTCGTGTTCCGCGCCCACAGCGTCGCCTTCGTGCGCTCTTCCTTCGGGATAAACAGCTCCAGCCCGGCCCCGACGGTATCGCGCAGGCGCTTCACTCCGGTCATGCCGAGGTTGCCCGCGACGTTGCGGATGATGGTCTTGGGATTGCCCAGCATACACAGATAGCGCCATGCATTCCAGCGGTCGGCGAGCGTCTTCGGGACCTGAGCGGCGATATCGCGTTTCAGATTTTCCTCTGCGAGCCGGATTGCCTGCTCGTCGCCGAAATTGAGCGCCTGATAGTACGCCTCCACAAGCTCAGGATTCATCTCGACTTGCACGCCGTTCGGCAGCGTTGCATTCAGGCTCTTCACGCCGCGCCGGATCAGCTCGATCTTGTCGGCCGGATTCAGCCGCTTGATTAGTCGCATCAGCGCGAGCGTCTCGCCAGCCAGCGTCGCGGAGTTGTTCAGCGCGCTCATGACCTCAAGGGACATATCGTGATACATCTGCCGTTCGGAGGAACCCTTCTCAGCCGCCGCCCAGAGCTTCTGCAGGTCGGCATAGAGCAGCACGCCACGGGCAAAGTTCTTCGCCGATGGCGTTTTGGTGTTCTCAGACGTCCATTCCACAACGGCCTGAGAGGGGGTTCGCTCGTTGAGCCATTCCGCCGCCTGCTGGCGCATCTCATCGAAATTCCAGCCCCTGCGATTAAACATGCCCTGCACGATCGCGTCCTCGATCATGTCGACATCCTGCGTCGCAGCGGCCTCGATAAACGTCCGCGTGCCCTGCTGCACCTTGGTCTTCCCATCCATGCTCTTCGGGACGTCTACGATGTGATTATCCCCCCGCGGGTTTTCGCCCGGCGGGATCGCGCCGTACTCGTTTGCGGCATGGCTCAGCGGGTCAAAACCGGACGGAGCTGCGCCGACGGACGTCGTGTCACCGCGCCGCTGCGCAAGCAGACTGTCGCGGTAGGCCATTGCTTCGTCGTATCCATCTTTCCCGTAGATCGGCAGAGCGTGGAGCTGATCCGTTGCCATATGCTCGTACTGCCCAATGTTTGCGGCGACCGTTTCGGCGGAATCGCCGTTGTGCACCATGAAGTAGATATCCGGCGTCCCCTTACTGGAATCCCAGCCGGGGTTGGCATACTCCTCGTTGAACTCCACTCGGGCGACGGGGACAAACCCGTAGTTTTCGTATACGCGGACAAGCCCTTCGCCGTAGCAATCCAGTTTATCCCCGCCCAGTTCAATCGCGCGGGGCATGATTGCTTCCATCGAGCCTTTGACCCCCGTTTCCGCATTGCGGAACACAGCCTGAATGTCCCCGTCGGCTGCGATCGCCGCACCTGCGGAACCGTTTGCCGCCAGAACCATTTCGTGGCCGCCCAGCTCCTCCGCCGTTTTCGGGGTAACGGCCCATCCATTGCGAGAGTCCGCAGCTCTCGCCGCATCGAGTGCAGAAGAAAAAACAGCGCTGTCCTGCGAAGATAGAATCTCCGTAGTGACAACGCCGCCGCTGCTTACTGTTACGCTCCTACGCTCTCGAAGGACGCGTAAATCTCCTCGTCCGAGAGTCCGTCCTTCCGACATGCGTCGATCGTTTTCCGCAGTCGTTCCCCGTACTCCTTTTCCAGAAGCTCCGTGTAATTGATCGCTTCTCTCGCCATAGGCCGTACCTCCATCCATTCTGCTTCCAGTATAACCGGGATTTGCGGCGTTGTCAATATTCAATTGTGCTGTTCGCTGCTCCGTAGCGCTGACAGTCTGCGCATTCTCCCCACGCCCGGCCTGCAGCTCCTTCAGACCCTTGATGACCTGCTCGACGCGCGCCTGCCACACACCTTCTACAGGCCGTTCAAGCATCATCTCAAACGCCGCCAGCGCCTGCTCATTCCCCAGGATCGCCACGGCGCTTTCCTGCGTCGCCGGGAGCGTCGCGACGTCGAGCTGTACGCTGCCCCATTCCTGCGCCGCGCGGCCCTGCTGATAGAATAGCTCTGCCTTGCGGAACGCCTGCGGGGAGTCGATCTCAATGCCGAGGATCGCGCTGAGCGCTTCGCGGCCTCGCTGCGTCTTCAGCCGGAGCGCGCCGACCTCCGCGTTCGTGAGCGTCTCCCCTGCTTCCATCTTGGCCGTCACGGCCGCTGCCGCTTTCGCTGCGTCCTCTTTGAAACCGTAAGCCATGTAGACGGGAGCGGCATTTCCTGCCGCTGTGCGCGAACGCGCGGCCTCCTGTGCTATCTCTGCGGCGTCGGCGGAGACTGCCGCGTTTTCCTGCTGCGGCTTTACGACGTACTTGCCGCGCTGAATCTCCGTCATTGCCTGCTGTACTTCCTCAAGCGTGACCTTCTTGGCGCGGATTTTATTCATTGCGGACTCGGAGAGGCCCAGCTCCCGCAGCTCTGCCCTGAATTCCTGCACGGGGATTGTTTCTTCGCGGTTCAGGCGTTCGCTGAGGGCCTGCGCAACGAGCCGCGCAGGAGAACCCTCCGGGAAAACTTCAAGCGCGGAGTCGACCCACTGGCGCTGCATCTCGGGGATCGTGGTCTGCAGGTTGGTGTTGATGCCGGAAACCGTCCCCGGTCCCTCCATCAGTCCGACGGTAATCAGCACGGAGAGCGTCGTCTCGACAAACTCATCCCAGCCGGGCATTTCCCCCTCTTCGCCGGTCACGGCGTTCAGAAAGATCGGTTCCAGATAGTTCTGGATGTTCTCCTCTAGGACTTCACCGGCTGCGCTGCCGAGCAGTTTACCGGTCGGCCCGAGGATCGCTTTCGCGTAGCCGGTTCCGAGGTCGGACACCCACTTTTCGGCCGCTTCGCCGATGGGGTTCATGCCGAGCTTGGAGATACCGCCGAGCAGGTATTCAAGGCCTGCCTCAGACGCGCCGACGAGCGTCGAATACGTCCCGGCTTCCGCCTTGGTCATGCCCTGCCGCAGTGCCTCCGTGTAGGCGTTGCCCTTGGCCCCTGCAAACATGCTGGCTGTGGACGCCGCCTTGCCTGCGGTCTCCGCAACCTTCGCACCCGCGCCGAGCGCTCCGGCCGCGCCGGACGTGGCCGCGGACAGAATGACGGACGGGAGCATATTGCCGAGGCTGTTTGCCGCACTGTACAGAATTCGACCGCCGCGCCCGGCCTCCGAATTCATGATGCCCTGCGCGTAATCGACCGACGTCGCGGGCAGCGCCTCGTCCGTAAACAGCTGCCCGACACCGCGCACCCAGCGGTTGATGCCAGCCCCGAGATTGTAGACCGCGCGGGCGGCCGTGCTGTCCCAATCCTTTGCTGTCTGTGCGCCGCGGCGCATCTCAAGCGTATCAGAAAGCGCGTTATAGTATTCGAGCGCGTCGTCT